CTTCCGTATCTGGCAACACAAAATTAACGCTTGTTATTTCTAAATAAGTATCGTCACTATTTGTTATTTCAATCGGTTCGCCACCGCCCTCACAAGTGTACGTGCCACCTGCTAAAATTTGTATTGTTTCATCGCCATCAGTTACCGTTACATTCGGGCAACCTGAAACAAAACCCGTATCACAAACGGTCATTTCCGACATCATTATTACATCAAACGACATCGCCCAACCTGCTAATTTATTTTCAAACCTATCCGTAAACGGTTCCAAAGTTGGCGACCCGTCAATCATTATGTAATCGGGGTTTAAATCGCCACGTGTCATTATTTCATAAACACGGTTTAACAGTTGCAACATCGTATTCATTATTGACGGCTCAACATCGTAGTTTTCTTTTCCGTCCAAAATATCCATCGCTAAAATAGTAACGCTGAACCGTTGCAACTTACCTTCAATCGTCGCTGAATTTATAATAATATGCGCTAACGGGAAAATCGTTTGTTTCGCTAAATCAATATCCGAAATCTGACCGTCCGTAACCGTATTAATTAAATTCGTAGCTAATAACTGCGCCTTTAAAGTATCTATTATTTTAAAGTAACTCATTTTTTCGGCTTTTCAGTTTCTTGTTCAATTTGTTGAAGGAAAACTAGTAATTTTTCAATATTCTTTTTTGACCGCTTTTTCATAATACCCAATTAGTAAAATTAGTATTTGAATTTGGGTAAATATCTCCGTTTGAATTGCTATTGTATTCAGGAAATAAAGATTGATTAAAACACATATAATCTACAAATCGAGTGCTGTAATGGTTTGCCGTTTGCGTTTGTTTGTCAATCAATAACGACAATTCTAAACGGTCTATATTTTCGCTACTTTCTGCGCTGTGTTTATAAACTCCTTTATTCCCAATTGTATATGCTGAATAAGGTAAATATTCAACCATCGCCCAATGAATCAACATCGGTTTAATGTATGTGTTAACAAGTGTTAAATAGTTACCACTTAAAGTATTCGCAATAATATCCGCTTTTATTTTTTCTAATAAATCCGTCCCTAAATAACTTTGAATATGTAAATCCTGAGCAATTTTAATATACTGAATAAATTTGTCGGGGTCAACGTTTCCGTTTAATGAAGTGAACTTAACAACATCGTCCCTCGTTATAATTAGTGCTTCTGCCATTTCGTATTATTTAGGTAAAAATCCTTTGTTTGGCATATCAATTGGTCGAACCGCTACTAAATTCGGGTTACGAACTCGGTAACCTGCTTTTTCTGCCTTGTTAGTTGAAATCGTTTTCGCTTTCGGGCTCAACGGGTCGATACCACTTTTTTCATCAAAAGCTACAAACGTTTTCCGCATCCATTTATGGTGGCACGCTCCTCCGCCTTTATACAACCATACCGAATAGGTAGTTGCCCCACGTGGACCAAAACCTGCAATTATTCCGTCCGAGCGTTTTTTCGTTTCGTTTACAACTAAACTACCCATTCTTATAATATCTTCTTTACGGTAAAGTTTATTCGCCCCTACCATTTTTTGACAAAATTTTCTTGAATTCCCTCTTAATCCACCCTCGTAAGAATAACGAACCATAAACTTAATACCGTCAACTTTTGCGTCTTGTTCACTTTTCGCTCTTGGGTTTGCAGTTCCCGTTGAAACGAAATTATAAACTTGACTTAACAAGCTAGGTTTTTTATTATTTAAAGCTTCAATTTCGGCATCTTCTAAATCGTCATTTTCGTAATCAACTTCGTAACTATCAATCAATACCCAATTGTCTGGCATATCTTCGCCTTTATCAATTAACGCTTGTGCAATTTTATCGTCTTCGTTTTTTTCAGCGCTTAATTCCGTTCCTGTTTCTTCTTGCTTTTCCTCATTTGTAGTAACATTTTCTAAATCCGTAAACTCCAAAGGTTGTAACGTCTTAAAGAATAGTTTAGCGCTGTTTCCATTGTAGTTTAGTATTTGTTCTAATCCATCAATCAAAAGTTGCTGTAACGGTCTAATAACCATATTATCGAACAATACAAAAGCATTCTTTAATTCGTCTGCATTACTGCCGAATCCATTTGCCGAACCTAAACCCAAAAGCAAACCGCTTGTAATCGAGTGCGAAACCATTATTTTCTTTTCGCATTCAGTTGCTAAAAATTGATAGTGTTCGGGTGCATCGTTCAAAGGTATATCATCAATTGTAGTAGCCGTTTCTTTGTTATTATTAAAAGCTACAATAACCGATTCCCCTTTCGACCCCGTTAGTTTGCTCTTAACTTGCGACTGTAATAAATTTTGCACTTCAATATCAGGAACTCCATTATTAAAATTTACGACTTTTGTTCCACTGAAACGCTTTTGAACTGTATTAATAAGGTAATCGCTTACTTCTTCTTCAAGTAACGCATATGCCGTTCCTGCTACGTAATCGGGCGTTGAAAAATACTTCATTCCTACCGAATAAGGTTTAATACAAAGTATTTCTATTTTTTCCTTAGAACTTCCAAAAGCTGAATATCTTTTAGGTGGAAATTTTTTAATGTCTTCCCAATTATCAGAATAATAATAACCCTTAATTTGCCCGTATTCATCGCATTTTTCCATTGCCACTAAATTCATATCCATGTGAAAAGCTTTTAGTATTTTTTTATGGTCATCTGAATAGTGGACTTGAATAACGCATTGTCCTAATGTTTTTAAATCAAAGCATAATTTTCGCAAACAGTTCTTATTGAATATCGCCATTACTTGAGCGTATTCGTTCGGTTTACGACTTGCATCAATTACTCCTAATCCTTTCCCATACATTAAGCGAGTAACGTTGTTAATGATACTCATATTTGTTGCGCTTTTTCGATAGCGGTCTATAAGAAATTGAAAGTACGAATTGTTATCGCCAAAAGTTACCCATTCTTTTTGCTTGGATTCTATAATTTGCGGTGCTTCGTATTGCGCCAAATTTATTACGTCTATATTCATAACATCACAAAATCATTATTACTTGAGTGTTCCGTTGTTTGCAACCCTGCTTTATAACACCAAACTCGTTCACTGCCTAAAAAAACAGTAAGATTGTAAAGTTGAACAATATAAAACCGCCCCGCAGTTAAATTATAAACCGCTTCAATTCCTACGTAATAACCAAAGTCGTTAATTATCGGTGCGCTTATTGTTTCGCTCGTTCCTGCTTCTTCATCAATTACAATTATTTCAGTAATCGTTGACGAACGAGGTACGCATTTAATTTCTTGAGCTGAACCGCTTACTTGTAAAACATTCATATATTATAAACTATAAAACCCGAATTCTGTTGCATAAAAAAAGGGAAACCGAAGCTTCCCTTAATTTTTTTTAATATGAAAATCTTAAGTTGTCACAACCGTTGGCGAACCAATTGCTGTTAAGAAATCAGCTTCCGTGTTTGCGTTTATGAAATTTCCCGGTATATTTTCCATTCCCGTAAAAGTCAAATTATAACCTACTAGGTCACCCATTTCCGTTCCGCTTGCAATAGTAGCGGCGCTAACGTCACAACCTCTAAACAAACCTGCAATTCGATACGTGTTATCTCTTCCTCTAACAAAAATATGCGGTCTTCCGTAAGATAACAATTTAACAGTTTTGTGCGTTTTCGCATCTTGCTTTTTCAAAGTTACCGTTAATTCTTGCGTGAAAAAAGTTGTTCCGTTTTCTCTCGAAGTGTTTACAGTTTCTTGATAACTGTTCGTCCCTTTCAATTCAAACTTATAAACAGTTGTGATGCCTGACATTGTATCAATCAAATCTTCTAAACCTGCTCCTCCGTTATAAGTTACATCAGTTTCGGGGTCGTATTCGCCATAATTCACGAAATAAATCGCGTCTAATCCTGCGATAGAATCCTTACATTGTTCGGTTCTACCTTGTGCTATATCGCAACTCATTAGTTAGCTGAATTTGTGATATTGTAAGTTACAACGTCTTCAACGATTCCGTACTGAACACCTGCAGTCAATCGCATTACGATACGTACATTTTGTGAACCGTCAATTTCCGCTTGGTCAATTACT